GAGACGGACTCAAAAAACCCGGAAGCCGGGTAAAGGGTGAAGCCTTATTTACCCGGCTTTTGTATTTCGGGCTGAGCCGGCTTTATCTTTCGCAGGATGAAGTCTGGCTCATGCCCTTTTCTTTGCTCTTAGACCTTATTGAATGTGACAGACAGTATCGCGGGCTTTCCAAACCGAAGCAGGAGCTTTTGATTGATGACGTGATCCCCTATGGAATTTGATAGAAAGGAGGCAGCTCATGGCAGATAATTTCGGCTTAAAGATTGGCCTTGAGGGTGAAAGAGAATTTAAAAAGGCCCTTGCCGACATTAACCGATCCTTTAAGGTTTTAGGCTCGGAGATGAAGCTTATCACCTCCGAGTTTTCTAAGAACGACAAATCCGTGCAGGCTCTTTCCGCACGAAACAGCGTCCTTAATAAAGAGATTGAAGCACAGAAACAAAAGATTGAAACCTTGAAGGCGGCTCTTGATAATGCCGCTGCTTCCTTTGGTGAAAACGACAGAAGGACGCAGAACTGGCAAATCCAGCTGAACAATGCCAAGGCGGCATTGAACGGTATGGAGCAGGAGCTAAATGACAATAACGAAGCTCTAAGAGAAGCCGGCAAAAACTACGATGATGCGGAAAAATCTCTCTCCGACATGGATAAAGAAATGGATGATGTCACAGACAGCGCTGATGACATGGGAGAGAAAATAGAAGATGCGGGCGATGCAGCGGATAAATCCGAAGGAAAGTTCAGAAAGCTCGGCTCGGTATTGAAAGGAATCGGCGCGGCAATGGGAGCCGTGGTTGTTGCTGCCGGAGCTGCCGCTGTCAAGCTTGGCAAAGAAGTCATTTCTTCTTTTGCCGACTATGAACAGCTGGTTGGCGGTGTCGATACCCTCTTTAAGGAATCGTCCGGGAAACTCCAGGACTATGCGGCAAACGCCTATAAAACGGCGGGGCTTTCCGCTAATGAGTATATGGAGACGGTGACGGGCTTTTCGGCAAGCCTGATCCAGTCCTTAGGCGGAGATACGGAAAAAGCGGTGAAATATGCCGATATGGCCATCACCGATATGTCGGATAACGCCAATAAGATGGGCACCGACATGACCAGTATCCAAAACGCCTATCAGGGCTTTGCCAAGCAGAACTACACCATGCTGGATAACTTGAAACTAGGCTATGGCGGAACGAAATCCGAGATGGAACGGCTGCTGGCCGATGCCGAGAAGATTTCAGGGCTTGAGTTTAATATCGACTCTTACGCTGATGTAGTACAGGCGATCCACGTCATTCAGGACAATTTGGGGATTACAGGCACGACGGCCTTGGAGGCGGAAGAGACCATCACCGGCTCCATCAATGCCCTGCAAAGTGCCTTTGGAAACCTCCTTGTAGGCTTCGGACGGGCGGATGCCGATATTCAAATGCTGACAGGGAATGTGGTTGATGCTTTTAAGACCGTCGTTACCAACATTACGCCGGTTATCGAGAACATGATTCAGGCGCTTCCTGCTGTGACAGGGGCGCTCCTTGAAGCGATTTCGGATCTTTTGCCTTCGCTGCTTACCATGATTACCGATCTATTCACACAGGTCTTGGAAACGTTGATGAGTCTTCTTCCAAGTCTTATCCCGGTGGCGGTGGAAGCGATCCTGACGATTATAAATGCCATTATTGAAAACCTGCCTCTCTTGATTGAAGCGGCGGTGTTGCTGATAGCAACACTGGTGCAAGGTTTGGGAGAAGCCATGCCAAATCTCATCCCGGCAGCCGTTTCAGCGATTGTGACGATTGTGCAGGGCTTAATTGAGAATTTGCCGCTCCTTCTTGAAGCGGCCTTGCAGCTGATTATGGGGCTTGCGGAAGGTCTGATTGCGGCGATTCCAATCCTGATTGAAGCGCTCCCTCAGATTATTGAAGCGATTATCACTTTTTTATTGGAAGCGATCCCGCAGATCATTGAAACAGGCATAACCCTTTTAACCGCACTGATTGAGGCTTTGCCCGACATTATTACGCAGATTGTGACGGCGATTCCGCAGATTATTGATGCCCTGATTACGGCAATTTTAGGTTCTATACCGCAGATCATCGAAGCCGGGATTGATCTTTTGGTAGCACTCATTCAGGCCCTTCCTCAGATTATTACAACGATTGTGCAGGCCATCCCGGAAATTATAGCCGCCATCGTGAACGCCTTTGCCGGAAACATCGACAAGATCATCATGGCAGGGGTAGAACTTTTTGTTGCCCTTATCGAGAATCTTCCGACCATCATCGTCGAGATTGTAAAGGCGGTGCCGCAGATTATTGAGGGCATCGTCAGTGCCTTTGGCTCTCTTATGTTCAAGATCGTGGAAGTCGGCGGCAATATCGTCAAAGGGCTCTGGGAAGGTATCAAGGGACTGGCAGGTTGGATCTGGGACAAGGTATCCGGCTGGGCATCCGATCTTTGGAGCGGTATCAAGAGCTTCTTTGGCATCAGCTCTCCGTCAAAAGAAATGGCCTGGATCGGTGAAATGCTGGTAGAAGGACTTGCAGGTGCCATTGAACGCTCAGGCGGCGACGCGGTCAGGGCCAGCGAGGGCTTGGCAGAAGACATCAACAATGTGATGGGTCAGCTCGGAAAAGATATGAGCGTGGCGCTGCCGACTGATTTTCAGGTTCAGGCGGAAACGGCGGTAAGCGGTGCTTTGAGAGGGGTTACTCCAATAGGAGCTGCTCCACAGATCACAATCGAGCAGATGTTTGTTCGAAGCGAAGACGATATCCGAAAAGTTTCGCAGGAGCTCTATAACCTCATTGAAGCAGGTTCCAGAGCACAGGGCCGCTTCTCGCCGGCGTAAAAGGAAGGAGTGATGCAGGGTGGGATTTATCTATAACGACATTTCATCAAAAGACATGGATGTAAAAGCACGACTCACTTCCTGGCAGGTGTCAGGCATGCTGAGAAACTACTCGGCTTCCATTCCCGGAAAATACGGCGTGGCGGATTTTGGCGCAGATATGGATGCCAGAGAAATCTCGGTGTCCTGTTCCATCTTTCCCAAACTTCGCTTTTCCGATCTGGTAGAAACCTTAGACCGGATTGCGCTCTGGCTTTCCCCGGTAGACGGCTTAAAACAGTTGATTTTTGATGACGTGCCGGATCGCTACTTCATGGCAAGGCTAAAGGACAAGGTGGACTGCGAAAGAGTCATCCGTGCAGCAGGAGTATTTGACCTTTCCTTCTATTGCCCCGATCCCTTTGCCTATGCTTTGGAAGATGAGGTCTTTACGATAACGAAAGCGGGAGAAACACTCGTCACACGAAGCCTTGGAAATATCGCATCAAGGCCTGTCTATTTCCTTAAAGGAAGTCTTGCGAAAGCCCCGGAAAACTATATCTCCATCTCTGTAAACGGCGTGGAGATGAAGATTATCAATGCAGAGCTTTCCTTGGGAGAGATCCTTGTAATCGACACGGAGAAGATGACGGCCTATGTGGAAGATGGAAGCGGGCTTGTGCTGAGAAACGCACTCCCTTATCTCAAGGAGCTGAACTTTCCGGAGCTTAGGATCGGCGAAAACAGCGTTCTTATTCAGGCTGTGAACGGAACATTTTCAGAACTGAAAATCAATGCACGAAGCCGATGGAGGTGATGACATGGCACTTAAATTAACGATTCAATCACAGGAAGATTTTACGGGTGAGTTTCCGGCTGCCCTTGCTAAATCCGGTCTTTGGCGTTTCAACGAGGACAGCTTTGATGATCAGGGGTTTCTTATGGATTCCTCCGGCAGTAATCGCAAGATGGAAGTCATAAACCGAAGCGGCACAACAGCAGGGATTCGCTCAGGCGTGATGGGAAACTACATCCAGTTAAACCTCCATGATCCGGGAACGGAACAGTCCTATTTAAAACTTACTAATGACGGCAGCATTTTTCAGAATATCGGCGATACGATTTTAGTCGGCGGCTGGATCAAACCGACGATTTACTCTATCGGGAATACCTACTGCCCGCTTTTTAATACCAGATCCGGTCCGGGTCAGCCGATCTTTTATCTTTCCTTCTTTCAGGGAAGACCGCGCGTCATGCTCTATAACGAAGCAGGCTCGCTCATATTAGACAGGACGACCTCTCCTTCCTTTACTTTTAAGAACGGCGGGATTTATTTTATTGCCTGTATCATTCGACCGAATGTGAGGACGGCACAGTATGTCATAGGCGACAGGTCGGATGGCAAGTGCTGGGTATCGGAGGCCTACTCTTTTACAGGTGAACTGAACCGCTTATGCACAGCGGATATCATCATGGGCATGCATGCCGGAAGCTACTGGTATGCAGGCGGCTTTGACGACTGGTTTTTGGATACAGATTCAGAACTTACCGTGCAGGATCTGGAAGAGTACTTTCGCTCCTCTTATTTTGCTAGTGGCGGCGACAGTGCTTCATCGGTTGATGCATTAACTGAACCCGGCAAAGTGCTCTTAAAGAAAACGGACGGCATCTATCCTTTAACTGGAGAACTTTTGACAACGGCAAAACCGCTGTCTCTTTCCGGTACAGGAAGGATTGCCATTACTAAGGAATATGAAGCGGGCGTAACGGATATTTCAGCGGTGGAATTTGGCCTAAGCACCGACCTTAATACATGGGGTAAATGGACTGCTCTTCCGGAAGACGGAAAAATCAAGGCTACAGCTAACTACATCCGCTTTCGCATCACCCTTACGACAACCGATGCAAAGAAAACGCCAAAGCTTCTTGATATCAGAATCTACGATATCCCCAAAGCCCCTTATGAAAAGATGGGCTTTGCAAGGCCCGTACTTTTGACAAAAGAGGGTGCCTGGGAAGCGGTTCTGGAAAACGCCTACGACATCATTGTCACAAGTGAGGTCAACGGCGAGGATACGCTCCACTTCAAGCTTCCCTTCAGAGATGAGAAAAGAAGCTATTTAGAAAACGAGAAGAAAATTCAAATTGTTGATGATATTTATAAAGTCAGAACCATTAACGACATCAAGGACGCTTCGGGAAACACCGTGACGGAAGTCTATGCCGAAGCGGAGTTTTACGATCTGACCTTCAGCGTCCGCAAAGAAGAAAAAAGCTTTGATGCAGAGACGGCTGAAACAGCGATGGCTTACGCTCTTGAGGGCACAGAGTGGCATGTCGGCACGGTCAATGTTAAGACAAAACGCACCTGGGTATCGCAAGAGAAGAATGCTCTTTCCATCCTTCGCGCTGTCGCAAGCCTTCACGGCGGAGACCTGGTCTTTGACTCATCCAACAGGCTCGTTCATCTCTATACGGTGAGCGGCAGGGATTCAGGTGCGCTTTTTGCCTATAGAAAGAACATGAAAAGTATTGAGCGGGTCATAGATACGAGAAATCTTGTGACACGCTTGTATGCAGTAGGAGCGGAGGGGATGACTTTTTCCGATATCAACGGCGGCAAGCCCTATCTGGAAGATTTCACCTATTCAAATGATGTGCGCATCTCCACACTTGACTGTTCTTCCTTTACCAATCCCTACCAGATGAAGGAGTTCACGGCGATGCGATTGGCACAATATGCCAAACCGAAAATCTCCTATGTCCTTCATGCGATGGACTTATCCGTCCTTACGGGCTTTTCTCATGAAGCCTGGTCGCTGGGTGACTATGTCCTGGTGGAAGACAAGGAACTGGGGATTTCCGTTACGACAAGGATTGTGCGAAGAGAATATAACCTGCAGGAGCCTTGGAATACGGTGCTGGAGCTGTCGACGACCTTAAAAAATCTCGGTTCTTCCGTGGAAAGGCTGGAGACCATCGCAGATACCCTGGAAGGGGCAGGCGCTTTTGGTGGGGGCAACATCTCCGATATGGTGCCTTTTAACCATCTGAAAAACTCTCGCGCGGATGACGGGATGGCCTACTGGCTGAATTCCGGCTTTGAAGCCGTGAACGAGACGGGCGGTACGGGAACGGCCGCTTTTAAGGCGGAAGGTGCGGCAGGACTTACAAAGTCTATGGCACAGACCGTCTATCCTTCCAATCGTAAAAGCTATACCTTGTCTCTGGCCATCGCTTCGGAAAACTTGGAGAAACTTTCGGATACTTCCCAAGTCGGCGTGGAAGTGGAAATCGAATATGAAGACGGAAGCGTTGAGACGAGATTTATCGACCTTTATTAGGGGGGTGAGCGGATGGCCTATTTTAGAAAAGTAAAAGACAGCATTGCGCCTAAGGGTTATATGTCAAAACTAAAATCCGTCACGGTGCGTATCTTTATTTCAGACTGCGCCGGACAAATCTTTGTGACGGACATCCTCCTTCAGGGCGGCTCTCTTGCGACCGGCTGGGTGCCGCACCCTTCCGAGATTCGATTTACGCTGGACGGGTGATGATATGAAGAAGTTTTACAGGCTCTCTGAGACCATAAATAAAAAGCAGGACAAGCGAGTCGTGTCCGTGACAATAAAGCCGCTTTTAACCGACATGGCAGGTACCATCTGGCTAACCGATCTCATGCTTCAGGAAGGTGATCGGGTGACGGGCTTTTATCCGCACACGGAGATCATGCTTCAAAAAGAAAGTGAGGGCGGCGTGGCTAAGGAGCCTGTCTGGTATAACGGCATCGTCCGAGGACAGGAAACCCTGATCCTTTTTAATCTTGGGAAGACTTCAACAGGTATTGATATCAAGCTATATCCAAAATCGGACATGGAAGGTGTGACGATCTTGCAGGCGGCAGGCGGACAAAGAGCCTTTTTCCCTGAGATTTTGCAAAGGGATGATGAACTGATCTTTTCCGCATCGGAAAGAAAGACAACAAACAATGGACAACCTTTTCAAAAAGAAGGCTTTTATTCATACAGTGCCGCTTGGGATTCTAAGCACAAGATCGAGCTTCCTGATGGAAAATCCGCGAGAGTGCTCTTTACCTTGCAGCAAATGGAGGAAGGAGGTGAGCCGTTTTGATTGACCCCTTAAAAAGCAGAGAAATCATGGTCTGGACCTTTATGGGAAACGCAAGAATGTATGAAGCTCTGGAAAAGTACGGAGACCGCATCAATCAGATCGGTCTTTTTTCTTTTAAGGTACGGGCGACAGGTGAAATCTATGAAACGGGAGTTACTATCTCGGACATGATGCCTTATATAAGGAAATGGCCGCATATTCGCTGGCTTTTAACTGTCGCTAACGACGGCTACAATTCCATCTTCAGAGCCATACGGGAAAACACAAACGGTGCTCAGGATATATTTTTATCCGAGCTTATCCGCATCATGGAAAAGTATCCCTGGTGTGATGGTGTGGATATTGACCTGGAAGGCGGAGGAGATTACTCCACAGCGGCTAAGTCCACAGCGATGTTTCAGAATATCTATCAGGCCGTTAAAAGCTATGACGGAAGAAAACGCATCAACATCTGCCTTCCCGGTATGACAAGCGTGAAAGGCTCGGTCGGCGGTGAAAACTGGTGTGTCTACGGCGACCTTGCACCTTACTGTGATACGGCATCCATTATGAGCTATGGCATGGCCTGGGCGGGTTCTGCTCCGGGGCCTGTTTCTCCAAGAGACTGGCTGGAAGGTATCTATGACTATGCCGTATCCGTGATGCCGCCTGAAAAGATTTATTTCGGCATGCCGGCTTACGGCTGGAACTGGCAGATTTATGACACGCCGGAAAACTTAGGCGACACCTACCGGGGCGTATCGCATACCTATTACGGAGCAAAGAACTGGATGACGGGCTACTATCAATTTAAGGAAACAGTGCCCGCATCTCCTCAAATCCCTATCGTTGCTTACTGGGATGATTATGACAAGGGACCCTTTGCCCTTCCGCATGTCTATGACTACATGGAAGGACGGGATGCTGAACATTACAGTTACCCCTTGATGGGTGAAGTCTATAAACGAAGGCGGTATCTCACCTCCTACGGAAAGACGCAAAAGACAAACTTTGACGGTGTCGTTGTTGACAGAAATGCAGAGCCTGATTCCTATTCCGGCATTGTTTCCATCTCGGACGGAATGATTACGCTCGGTGATAACGGAGAAGCCGTCTATGAGTTCAGTGTGCCGGCTGCCGGAAGCTACGATTTGGCCGTTAAGCTCGGCTTTCCACTGTGGGATAAAAACAGTGTCCGGCTTTCGCTTGACGGCACAAGCGTTCTTGTCGAGGAGCCCAGGCTCTGGTGGCCCTACTGGCGGACGACCTTTTGGAAAGGGGTATGGAAGGCGGTCTCCCTATCTGCCGGAACACATACGCTTACGGTATCGGTTGCCGCTAAGGGCGTGCAGTTTTACGGTTTTAAGGTCTGCAGTTCTTTTGCCGAAGAAACATCCGTCAGCGAAGCAAGTTACCTTTTGTCTCCGAGAAAGTTTAAGGACATACACGGCGTGATGGTGGCTCCAAGAGAGGGCTTTAAGCTCACTTTCGAGATGCTTCGGAGGAAAGCGGACTCCGCCCTCATCTGGTATGAGGATTTTAGAGACCGGCCACCGCTTCCTGAAAGCTACTGGAGTATCCTTTCCGGTGAATGGCAGGTCTGGCAGGAGGATGAGTTTGGGAAAAACCGTCCCTACTCACAGCTGGAAGGCTACGGAGAGCTTGCCTTAAATTACGGCGACTTTCAGGACCTTCATCTGCGGGCACAGCTCATCTTCCCTCAAAGCTTTACCGGAAGGGCGGGTGTTTACCTAGGCGATCTGTTCTGCTGCCTGAACTACGAAGCACAGGCGGTGGAGCTGTATCAGGGAGATGTTTTGCTGGGAAGTTATGCGACTTCCTTTGAAAAGACAGCGGATGCCAAGATACGAGATGCCCCAAATCTTTATACGATTGAAATGAGAAAAAGAGGCACGAATGTCAGGGTGTATTCCGGAGCATCAAGCAGTCTGCGTTTTCAAAAAACGGTGGCAAATACATCAGGCTTTGCAGGCATAAGCTCAGACAGCAAAGTACACTGCCAGCTCTTTCGTGTGGGAGACAGCTTTACCTATGAACCCTACGAGTGCTTTGATGTCGTCCTGCCTGATGGAAGCCGGACGAGTTTTGGCAGAATTCCAAGAACCGGTGTTTCTTGGGATGATGAGTTTCAGGTTTTTACCGTCACCTCCGATATCGAGGAACATGAGACGAGAACGGAAAGCATCTCTCTTGATTATGAGTTTTTCCATTCGAGTCTTCTGCCTCTGGTCTGCGGAAACGACTATCAGGTGAAGGTCATTCCAAGAGACATCAATGTCTGGATTTCACGGCTTTTCTTAGGCGATTCTGACGGCTTTTCCATCCTCTATTACCAGGATGTGGACTCGCTCATCTACTGGGCAAACGAAGCCGCTTATCGCTGGAAAATCAGAGGTATGTGCATGTGGTCACTCGGCCAGGAGGATTTAAGGCTCTGGGAGTGGCTGCCAAAGCAAATATAGCTTTCATCAATTACATCATTTTGTACAAGGAAGTGTCTGCCAAAGTGCAGGCATTTTTTATTTGGAAGGAGGATTTTTAACATGAAACAAATCTGGTCTGTCGTACAGACGGCATTCACGGCTGTAGGAGGTTTCCTGGGCTGGTATCTGGGAGGGCTTGACGGCTTTCTCTATGCCCTCATCGTCTTTGTTGTCGCTGACTATATCACAGGCGTTCTTTGTGCCATCAACGACAAAAAGCTCTCAAGCGAAGTCGGCTTTAAGGGCATCGCCAAGAAGGTGCTCATCTTTGTGCTGGTAGGCATCGGAAACATTATTGATGTCTCCATCTTGAAAGAAGGCAGCGCCATAAGGACTGCCGTCATCTTTTTCTATCTCTCAAATGAAGGTATTTCCATCTTGGAAAATTCGGCTCACTTGGGTCTTCCCATTCCGAAAGCCCTGAAAAACGTGCTGGAAACATTATCGAAGGAGGATGAGGAAAGTGAATCTAAATAAACTGATTTTTACAGAAAACGCCTGCTACAAGGCAGGCAGGAAGATTAAGGTCAAAGGCATCATGGTGCATTCGACCGGAGCAAATAATCCTTATCTGAAGCGCTATGTCGGTCCGGATGACGGAAAGCTCGG